ACCGAAGTTCTGACCGAAATCAACCGAGAAATGATCAGAACTCTCTACTTTAAAGCCAAGACAGGTTGTCAACAATCTGATCTTTCAGGTTTCTCAGGAGCAACAACCCACGATCAACTCCGAGGTGTTGCTGGTGGTGTATACGACCTGAACGTTGACTCTGATGGTCGATGGAGTGCTGAAAGATTCCGTGGTCTCATGTTCCAAATCGAACGTGAGTGCAACGTGATTGCTAAGGAAACTCGTCGTGGTAAGGGTAACTTCATCGTCTGCTCGTCTGACGTTGCTTCTGCCCTCGCTATGGGTGGTTTCTTGAACCTGACACCTGCCGTGAACACTCAACTCGAAGTTGATGACACAGGTAACACCTTCGCTGGTATCCTGAACGGTAAGATCAGAGTTTACATTGATCCATATTCCAAACTGGACATCAACCAAGTTCTCGTTGGTTACAGAGGTTCTAACCCATATGACGCTGGTATCTTCTACTGCCCATATGTTCCTCTGCAAATGGTGAGAGCAGTTGGTGAGGACACCTTCCAACCGAAGATTGGCTTCAAGACTCGGTACGGTATGGTTGCCAACCCGTTTGCTGATACCACTGACTTTACCACACAAGGTAACGGTATCTCCGGAAACCAATACTACCGTCTGTTCGCTGTCAAGAACTTGCACGGTAACACCGGATTCTAAAAAATAAACTCCTAGTGGAGTGATGAGAGAAAAGGGAGCCTTCGGGCTCCCTTTTTTCATATAAATAACTCGGAGGATCATATGGAATTTAGTTCAACTTCGATCAAACAACAAAAAACAATCAAAGGTAACGCAACATATCTCGGCGTGGACGGAATGACAGCCGATTTTCCTGTTAATCCAACTGCTCCAGATACAAACAATTTTCTTGGTGGAAACTTTTTTCAGTTTCAACTTTTTAGAACATCTCTCGTCACATACTTTTGTCAAGCAATAACGATACCATCAACAAACTTATCACCAGTCGAAATGCCAAATACGTTTGGTCGTCCCAATCAATTCGTTGGTGGTAGATACACACATGAGCCACTTGCTGTTCAGTTTATTGTGGATGAGGATCTCAAAAACTATAAAGAAATCTTTAACTGGATAACAAGCATTGGCAACTATGAGGGTGACTCAAAAATTATTGATGGGGTTCAGACAAGACAATTTTTCTCAGACGCTGCCGTTTTGATCACAAACAGTTCGTATCGTCCCAAACAAAGAATTGTCTTTAAGAACACATATCCAATCTCATTGTCACAAATAAATTTCTCATCTTTGCTAAATGATTCCGAACCCGTGGTGGCAACCGTGCAATTAAATTTTGAAACTTTGGCTTTTGAAAGTGTCGATGATTGACACACATAATATTTTCGATATAATTTGTGCATGAATTTAGAGAAACTAAAAGAAGAAGTAAAAAATGATCTGACAATAGACAAAACAGAACTTGGTTCTGAGTCTGTTCGTATACCACAAATTCATAACAAATATCTTAACTTTCTGATGAACGACAGATTAATCTTGTCAAAGTTAGAAACAGACCTCACCAAACTAAGACACCGAAAGTGGCTTTACTATACTGGTAAAATGTCACACGAAGAACTGGAAGAGTTGGGGTGGGAGTCTTTTGACTTGACGGTTTTGAAAACAGATATTGATCGGTTTATCAATGCGGATGATGAAGTCATAACCTTACAACACAAAGTATTTCTCATACGAGAAAAAGTAAACTACTTAGACGGTGTGATGAAAGCGATCAACAATTTAAATTGGAACATTCGTGCAGCAATTGACTGGATGAAAATGACAGAATTTAACGGGTAATCCTCACACCATAAATATGGTGTATGAGTGATTTAGTTATTAGACATGTTGATTCTGCTTATATCAAAGTAGAGTGTGAGCGATCCTTAGCGAAAGAACTAAGTCAGTTTTTTACATTCTTTGTTCCAAATTATCAATACACTCCAGCATATAAAAACAAAATATGGGACGGTCAAATCAGACTGTTTAATGTCCACAGCGGAAAAATTTACGCTGGTTTAATTGATTACGTTCTTAAATTTGCAGAGGAGCGAAACTGTTCTGTTGATTATATTTCACCTCAAAGAGAAAGCGTGAGTGAAAAGGATATCGTTAAGTTTTTACAAGACCTAAAAATCTCCATTGGGGATAAGGAGATTATGCCACATGAACATCAATTCAGAGCAATTCATCATGCAATTAATAAACAACGCTCTCTATTACTTTCTCCGACAGGATCCGGCAAGTCTCTTATCATTTATGTTCTCATACGTTATTATCTTTCAAAACTACCCGAAGATAAAAAAATCCTAATTATTGTTCCAACAACTGGTCTTGTTACCCAAATGATGAGTGATTTTGAGGACTACTCTGGATTGTCAAAGTGGAACGCAAAAAGAAATTGTCATACCGTTTATTCTGGTAAAGCAAAGACATCTACAAAAAGAGTCATCATAAGCACATGGCAAAGTCTCTATAAACTCCCTCAGAGCGAGTTTGACGGCTTTGGTGCTGTCATAGGGGATGAGTGTCATCTTTTTAAGGCAAAGTCTCTAACGGGACTCCTGACGAAGTTAACGAACGCTGAGTATCGTGTTGGAACCACGGGAACTTTAGACGGAACAGAAACGCACAAACTGGTGATCGAAGGACTGTTTGGTTCAACCAAAAAAATCATTACAACACATCAACTCATCGAGAAAAATTTACTGAGTGATATCAAAATAAATTGTTTAGTCCTAGAACACCCCAAAGAAATACGAGAACAAACACGAGGAAATAAGTATCAAGAGGAGATGGATTTCCTAACAAGAGACTCTGAGAGAAATAAATTCATATGTAATCTTGTTTCAAACTTGCCCGGAAATACTTTAATTTTGTTCAATTATGTTGAAAAACATGGCAAGCCACTGTATGATGCCATATCACAGCAAGATAAGCCGTCTCACTTAATTTATGGAGGAACAGATGTTTCTTTGCGAGAAGACATCAGAAAACTCATGGAACGAGAAACAAATACAAACCTCATAGCATCATATGGAACATGCTCAACGGGCATCAATATTCGTAATATAAATAATATTGTATTCGCTTCTCCTTCTAAATCAGTTGTTCGAGTTTTACAGTCAATTGGTAGAGGATTAAGAAAAGCGGAGTCGAAAGAGGGGTTGAAAGTGTATGATATAGCAGACGATTTAAGATACAAATCTTTTGTTAATCACACTTATAAGCACATGACCTCACGTTTAAAAATTTACAAAAATGAGAACTTCGATCACAAAGTTTTGAAAATAAAACTGGGAGGATAAAATGATTCCAAACTCATATAGAATTTTAAAACTAAGAAGCGGTGAGCAAATAATCGCAGAAATAAAAAACTCCTCCTCGAAAAAGTTCATAGTGAAACGTCCCATGACAATTCGAATGGGTATGCAAGTGGATCCGATGGGTGGTCAAAAAGACTTCACGATCTTAAAAAATTGGCTGTATCACAGCGATGAAATTGAAACTTCGATTCCATCGGATTTTGTCGCAACGATTTTGAAACCAACACAACAAATTTCTGACATGTATGATTATGAAAAGGAACTCGAAGACTCTCCTCGTCCAATAAAAAAAGAAGATATGTTCGGCACAGATTCGTTTGTATCTAAGATAGAGGAAATGTTAGCAGAAGAGTTGGAAAAATTTAAAGACGAGGACGATGAAAACAAAGAGTTGTTAGATGAAGATAGAGATATGTTAATTCTTTCTATGTCTTTACCGTACGATGCTTTAAAAAAATTAGTAGATGTTGGATTATTTACAAAAACAGAATTAAAAGAAATGATTTCTGGAACCTCGGATACCCCCAAAAACTTGGAAGAAATATCCGGAGAGGATGTTTGGACTCCAGATGGTGATGGTAACAACTGGACAGATTTCAGTCCCTTTGCAAAAGACTATATTGATGGTGTAACAGGAGATAATGAGATAGATGAGTGAAAAAATATTTGTGTCCATTGGATCATACAAGGATCCGATGATTGTTCGTACAATTAAATCATTACTTACCCGAGCGGAAAATCCACAGAACATTCGAATTGTTGTTCTGGATCAAGTTGGGTTTTCTTCCGATGAGCAACGTCCTCAAAATTCAAAAAACGTTGAGGTTGTCACTGTCGGTTCAAATATTTCTTCTGGTGTATCTTGGGCAAGAAGTCAAATTGAAAGTAAGTATGATGGTGAAAAATATTATCTGGAAATTGACTCACACTCTCTTTGCAATAACGGTTGGGATACCTTTTACAAGGGACTTCTTGATAGATTACGAGAGGACGGTTCAGATAAACCTGTTCTTTCATCACCTCCACCTAAAGTTGAGTGGGATGAAAACAATAAACAAAATGACTTTGAGCAATACCAATGTTTCAGATGGCAGTTTGACTCATATCCAGAGGAAAAATCAAACTACCAAGTCTATCTAAAAAAAGAAAAAAGCACACAGAGACAGTGCATTCAAGTGCCATGGATAGACACTCGTTGTATTTTCTCATATGGAGATAGAATAAAAGACGTTCCACATAATCCAAAAACATACGGTGATTCTGTGGTTGACGATTTATCGTTGCGGCTTTTTACAAATGGTTATAATGTGTTCTCATCACATGTAAATCCAATAGGACATTACTATACTAAAAAACAAAAACACTTTGAAGATTTTCATGAATCAACAGGCATAAGAAATTCACATTTCTTGAATCAAAGGTCTGTCGAAGAACTTCGGAAATTAGTGAATAATAAAAAGTATAAAGGTAAACTACAGTATGGTTTGGGTGAGGTTAGAACTTTAAATGAGTTTAAAAAATTAAGTGGAGTCTCTTACGATGACAAATAAAGAAAATCATTATGTTGATAATAGTAAATTTTTTGATGAGATGTGTAAGTGGAAAGAAAAAGTAATCGAAGCAAGAAATTCAGGAGAATCAAATCCTCCCATTACCGAATATATCGGTGAGTGTTTTTTAAAGATATCTGAAAAACTTTCACATCGTCCAAACTTTGCCAACTATCCATACCGAGAGGAAATGGTCTTAGACGGCATTGAAAATTGTTTAATGTATGCCCACAATTTTGATCCAGAGAAGTCCAAAAACCCATTTGCATATTTTACTCAAATGATATATTATGCGTTCTTGAGAAGAATAGAACGTGAGAAAAAACAAGCATATATTAAGTTTAAACTTATGGAAGAAAATGATGACGGGACCTTCTCAAAATGGTTCAAAGAAAATTACTTTGACAAAGACTCAAACAAATCTGAAGAAGATGTAGAAGATTATTTTTCACTAACAAAAACGGACTTAGAAAAGTTCACGAGTAAAAAGAGTAAAAAGAAAACAAAATGAAAATAGCCATTATCAATGATACTCACTTTGGTGTTCGTAACGATCATCAAGGATTTCTTGATTATATGTTTCAGTTCTTTGATGAACAATTTTTTCCATACTTAATTGAAAACGACATTAAGACAGTCTTTCACCTTGGTGATGTGTTTGATCGTCGCAAGTTTATCAATATGAATACACTTCACACGGTCCGCACTCGATTCTTCAAACGCTTTGAGGAGTTGGGTGTGAATCTTCATGTGATTCCCGGCAACCACGATTGTTATTTTAAGAACACCAATTTTGTAAATTCTGTTCGTGAGTTGATCGGTCATTATGACAACATTGACATTTATGAAAAACCAAGAGTAATGAACTTTGATGGAACATCATTTATGTTTTTGCCTTGGATTTCTCCTGAGAACAAAGATTCTTTTCTTTCATATGTTGAAAACAATGACGCAAATGTTTTGCTCGGTCATTTGGAACTCAACGGTCATTATGTTATTCCCGGTGTTCCGTTTCGTGGTGGTCTTGAATCGTCTTTGTTTAATAAGTTTGATAAGGTCTTGAGTGGTCATTTTCATCAACATTCTACTCAAGGAAATGTTAATTACTTAGGGACTCAATATCAATTAACCTTTAATGATTTAGGCTCTTCTAAAGGCTTCTGGGTCTACAATACAGACAGTAGTCAAGTAGAATTTATTGTCAATCCTAAAAATAAATTTTTTGTTGTAGAGTATGACGATGACTTCGATGAGTTTGATTGTTCTAAGTATGCTGGTTGTTATGTTCGTGTGATCGTGAAGGGAAAGAAAGATGTCATCAAGTATGAGCGATTCATGGATTGTCTCTACCGTGAGAATCCTGAAAGCGTGACGATTGTTGATGATGAAACAGTGATTGAAGTTGACGAAGAAAAAGTTGATTTCAAGAAAGATACACTTACACTATTGATGGACGAGATCGACAAGATCGAAACAATTGATAATAAAGATAAACTGAAGTCACTGATTCGTGACATTTATGTGGAGAGTTGGAATAAGTGATAAATTTAAAATCTGTATCATTCAAAAACTTTGGCTCATTTGGAAACACACCAACGGTTATTGATCTCACAAAGAGACGCATGAACCTTGTGTCGGGTATCAACGGACAGGGAAAGTCGTTTGCTCTTCTTGATACCATTACGTTTGCACTATATGGCAAGCCGTTTCGGAAGATTAACATTCCACAATTGGTAAACTCCGTGAACCGAAAGGACTGCGAAGTTACGATTGAGTTCACCGCAAAGGGTAGAGCATACAAAATTATTCGTGGACTTGCACCGAAACGATTTGAGGTGTATGAAGATGGTGAACTTGTTGATCAGGACTCAACGATCAAAGATTACCAGAAGAGACTCGAAGATCAGATTCTGCACATGAATTACAAGACATTCACGCAAGTCGTGATTCTCGGTTCTTCTTCCTTCGTTCCGTTCATGCAGTTGTCTGCCGCTGATCGTCGTGCGGTGATTGAAAATATTCTGGACATTGAAATTTTCTCGATGATGAACGATGTGGTGAAAGCAAAACTTTCCACCACTAAGGAAGAAGTGAAACTGAAGAAGTCCGAGATCGAAGTGATGATTCATAAGGCAGAGAATCAAAAGACATTCATCGCAAATGTTAAGAAACAACGAGAAGAGTTTGCTGACGAACGAGAGACAAAGATCACGGAATACAAAGATAAGATTCAAACTCTTCAGGATGATTCAATAAAGTTATCTGGATCTATCGCAGAGAAAACGAACCAACTTCCAAATCACAAAAGCATTATTACCAAACTTGAAAATGCAAAGGGTGAAAAGAAGGAGATGGAAACAAAAGCAAAGCAAATTAATAAAGACGTTGCATTTCTAAAAAAGAACACGAGTTGCAGTCGGTGTGGTCAGGACATTGATGAAAATCACAGAAAGACAAGCATTGATCAGTTGGATGCCGATCTTCGCAACATGGCAGATGTTTTCACTCCTGTTCTCGACACGATTGACAAGTGTGGTAAGGACTTGAATGAATATGAAAAATTGATGTCAGAGATTCAACGAAACCAATCACAGAAAGATAAAAACGAATCCACTTGTAAAATCTATCAGGAGGAACTCGATAAGTTTTACACAAAGACGGATGACGATACAGTTTTATCTGACGCTCAAGATGAACTAGAAAAGATTCGAGAGGACGGTGGTAAACTTGCGGAACAAAGAGATTCTTTACTTGAGGACAAGAGCAACTATGAAATTGCATCAGTGTTGCTCAAAGATTCTGGTGTAAAAGCAAAAATCATTCAGCATTTTTTGCCCCTTATCAACTCTCTCATCAATAAGTATCTTCAATCAATGGACTTCTTTGCATCGTTTGAACTTGACGAAAACTTTAACGAAACAATCAAGAGTCGTCATCGTGATAAGTTTTCTTACGCATCGTTCAGCGAGGGTGAGAAACTTCGGATTGACTTGGCAATTCTGTTGACTTGGAGAGAGATTTCTAAACTGAAGAATAGTGCAAACTGCAATATCCTCGTTTTAGATGAAGTGTTTGACTCGTCTTTAGATGCAAGTGGTATGGATGAGTTCATGAAACTGATTCGCTTCTTTGATAAAGATATAAATATCTTCGTGATCTCACACAAAGCAGATCAACTTGTTGACAAGTTTGAAAGAGTGATGCAGTTCGAGAAGAAGAAGAACTTCAGTAAGATGAAAGAGGACTATGCCTGATCTATTTGGTATTGATGAAAGCATTCTTGGTGATTGGGAAGATCCATACCCCCAACCAGAAATACACAAGCACGACGGCTTCTATGTCGTTCGTGATGACCTGTTGGTGGCAGGATCTAAGTGTCGCTTCATTGATCACATGATTGGAAAGTCTAAGATTAAAGAGTGGGTGTATGGAAGTTCACCCGCAACAGGTTATGCTCAGATGTCGCTCGCTCATGTCTGCACTCGATATAAAAAGAAAGCCGTTGTCTTTATGGCAAAGCGTGATCCAAAGAACATGCACGAATATCAAACCAGAGCGATTGAGTATGGTGCAGAAATGCACTGGGTTCCAAATGGAATGTTATCGGTGACAGAGAAGAGGGCAAGAGACTATGTTGCCGAGGATCCTGAAACAAGATCACTCTTACCGATTGGTTTTGATCACCCTACCGTTCTTGCCAGTATTAAAAAAGTTGCGGAGTCTATGGATGAACCCGAAGAGGTTTGGACTGTGGGATCAAGTGGAACCTTGACTAGAGGGTTGCAATCTGCATGGAAATCTGCTAAATTTAATGTCGTGATGGTCGGCCACAAAGGTGATTACGGACGAGCGAAAGTTTACAAGTCATCCTATGAGTTTTCAAAGCCGACAAAAGTTTTACCCCCATACCCTTCCGCTCCAACTTATGATGCGAAGGTGTGGGAGTTTGTGAAAGAACACGCATCCCCCGGTGCGTTAATTTGGAATGTAGGAAAATGAAACCATTTTACGAACGAAATAATTATGTGATTAACAGCGATGTGAATGTTTGCTTCGAGGAACTTCTTGAAATGAATGAGGATCAGTTTCGTGAATGGGTTGTCGAAATGCGAAAGACAATCTGTGATGCGTGGGACGCTTACGGTTGTCCCCCACGAACGGGTAAGAACGAAGAAGAGATCATTGAAGCATGGAACAAACTTGAGAGTTATCCTGTTCGTGATTTTGAGCGTGACGATGAACTCTCTGACATTCCACGGGATGTGATTGTGAACAAATCACGAATGGGTGTGGAAGCAGATCAATTCTTCGACAACTTGTTCAAGACACGAATCAACTACACCGAAAAGGATAACGGCTACTCCATCTATGACTTGGTGTCAGATCCAGATCGTGAGGAGCAATTCTTCAAGGGGTGTAAGCGGCACTTCCGTCGTGATTCGTTTTATAGTTTTGCGTTGTCAGCAATTAAGAACGACAAGAAGTATGCTGTGATTGATGTGTCCTCTGGGGTGGAATGGTTGGAAACTTTCTTCTCGTCTCCCGATTTGTTTACAGGTAAAGACTTTATTCTTGAGCAAGTTAAAATCCGTGATGGTTTGAACTCTGGTTACTTCCAATTGGAACAATCGAAGATTCTGCAAATCACACGAGAGGATGTCCAGCGGTTCAAAGACTCTGGACAACTTCAGTATCGTCATCACTCAACATTCGATATCGAAAATATGCCGGATGATAAGGTATATTCGATTCGCATATATGACAAGGGAAAGAAGGTCTTTCCTACTAATTTCAAAGCGTTCCGGATTGGTTACATTCAACCTGCCGTGAACTTCCCACCAATGACAGCGAAATATCTCTATGAAAGATTTACTGAAGATATCAAAGATCAAGAAGTTATTAAAATCTATGATCCGTCCGCAGGATGGGGAGGCAGGATTCTCGGAGCGATGTCCGTTCGTGATGACCGAAACATTCATTACATCGGCACTGACCCTAACGTTGATAATTATTTGCCAGATGGTTCCTCAAAGTATTCAGCCATCGCAGATTTATACAACACCAAAACAAACCGAGCAAACACATTTTTTAATGGACCTGTTAACACTTATGAAGTCCATTGTCTTGGGTCCGAAGTAGTTCAGTTTGAAGAAAAATTCCAGAAACATAAAGGTGAGATTGATCTCGTCTTTACTTCACCCCCATACTTCAACCGTGAAGCATACAGTGAGAACGAGAATCAGTCCTACAAGAAGTTTGGTTCATCTTATGAGTCTTGGAGAGATGGCTTCCTTCGTCCCACGCTGGAAACGGCAGTTACTTGGTTGAGATCCGAAAGATATCTCTTGTGGAACATCGCAGACATTCTGGTGTCTGGTAAATATCTCCCACTTCAAGAGGACACCAAAAATATTCTTGAAGAATATGGTGTAGAATATAAATATACATTGAAGATGGCACTCGAAGGAATGCCGGGTCAGAATCGTGTAGGAGAAGATGGGAAACCAACTTGTAGGAACTATTGCAAAGTGAATGATAGATACTTAAAACATGAGCCAGTTATGGTGTTCTGGAAGCCATGAACCAACGAGGAGAATATCAAACGTTGAATAAACGTGGTGATCCTGTTGTTTATGAAGAAACTGATGTTGTGATCTATAACGGATCAACATATATTTCTCAGAGAAGAAACACTTATCTTGACGGCTTACCTGATGCCACCGATGGACCTTGGGACTTACTTAGTAGTAGAATTAATCATGTCTCTGGAAAAAATGTGCCACCCAATCCTAGTTTTGGAGATGAGTGGTACGACACAGAGAATGCTATATTATTCAAATATCTTGATGATGGAAATTCCGCACAATGGGTTGAAATTGGTTGAGATTTTGTTATAATATGTGAAAAGGAGCAATAAAATTATTCTTATTGATAACAACCAAATAATTCTTTCCAGCATTTTTACTGCTGCAAAGACCGCTCAGAGCGAAGAGGACTATGGCTTTATTCGGCATTTAGTTCTAAACACTTATCGAAAATATTTGTCAAAGTTCCGCAAAGATTATGGTGAATTTGTTATTTGTAACGATTCTAAAAATGTTTGGAGAAAAGATTTTTTTCCACAATACAAAAGAAATCGAAGTGAGCGACAGAAAAAATCAAAATTTGATTGGGGTAAAATCTTTGGTGAACTTCACACGATTCGTGAAGAGATGAAAGATGTTTTCCCATATCGGTTTGTTCAAGTTGAACGGGCTGAAGCAGATGATATTATTGCCGTGATCGCAAAAAACTTTCATCACAAAGAGAAGATCATGATTGTTTCGTCTGATAAAGACTTTCAGCAACTTCAAAGATACCCAAATGTTGAACAATATAGTCCATCGAAAAAGGGTATCCTTCGTTGCGATAATCCGTATGATTTTTTGTTAGATCATGTTGTCCGTGGTGACTCCAGTGATGGTGTCCCAAATGCGATAAGTGATGATACGGTTTTTGTTGAAGGACGAAGGCAAAACCGACTTACAAACAAAAAAATTGAAGAACTTAAGGAAGTAGGTTTCCAACAAGAAGATAATTATATGGAAAGAAACCAAAAACTTATTGATTTGACTATGGTTCCTGAATACATTGAAAAAGAAACCATGCGTCAAATGGAAACAACTGTAAGTGGGGATCGAAGTAAGATCCTAGAATATATGATGAAATATCGTTTAAGGAGTTTGATCGGTAACTTGGAGGAGTTTTAATTGAAAGACAAAAACAATAAGGCAAAAAATACTGACGCTGAGCCTCGTGAATTCAGAACAAGAGGCACAAGAAAAAAACAAAGACGAAGGGATCGAAACAGCAGCAAACAAATGCTTCGTGACATGCAACACGATCCTAAACGATATGAATACTATGATGATTAAATAAGTGAGGTTTATATTATGAGCAAAATTTCAATTTCTAAAGAAACACTTGCGGTGTTGAAAAACTTCGCAGGGTTTAATTCTAACGTCCTCGTTCCAGAGGGTAATGTGATCAAGACGATCACACCAGCGAAGAATGTGATGGCCATTGCCACTGTGCAGGAAGAGTTTCCTGTTGAGTTTGGTATCTGGGATTTGAACAAGTTTATCGGGACTGTCTCTCTGTTCGACAACCCGACATTTGAGTTCTTCGACAATCACATGAAGATTCACGGTGGAAGTGGATCCTCTATCAAATACATGTATTCTGCAAAGCGATTGTTAACAATCCCTGAGCGTGACATCAACATGCCAGATCATGTGGTGGAGTTTGATCTTCACGAAGATAGCCTGTTGGAGTTGAAGAAGGCCGGTGCGGTCCTTCAACTTGAGGATCTTTCGATCTCTTCTGACAATGGTTCTGTTGTTGGAAAAGTGTTTGACAAATCGGATCCAACAAGCAATAATTACTCCATCGAACTCGGTGATCTCTCTGGTGGTAAGAAGTTTGATTTCCACTTCAAGTTGGAAAATCTTCGATTCCTCCCCGGCGATTATACTTGTCAGATCACGGAGAAAGTTGTGAGTCGTTTTGTTTCGGCAAACGATGACCTCGAATACTATGTCGCATTGGAATCTACTTCTACTTACGAGGGATAATTTTGGAACAGAAACAATTTTTGTGGGTCGAGCGGTATCGTCCGCAGACCATTGATGAGTGTGTTCTTCCAGAGGATCTGAAAGACACATTCAAAGATATGATTCAGTCCGGTGAGAGTCAGAACCTTATGTTCTCCGGCTCTGCCGGTACTGGTAAAACCACAGTTGCAAGAGCGATCTGCAACGAGTTGAACGCAGATCATATTGTGATTAACTGCTCCGAGAGTGGCAACATTGACACGCTTCGGACAACAATTCGTGACTTTGCAAGCACAGTGTCACTCAACGGAGGTAAGAAGGTTGTCATCCTTGATGAATTTGATTATTCAAACGCTAACTCTATCCAACCCGCACTTCGGGGAGCGATTGAGGAATTTGCTGATAATTGCCGCTTTATATTGACATGTAACTACAAGAATCGAATCATTGAACCGATTCATTCTCGATGCACCAATGTAGAGTTTCGCATTCCAGCAAAGGAGAAGCCGTCTATCGCTTCGCAGATGATGAAGCGTTGTGGATCTATTCTCGACGGGGAGGGGATCAAATACGATCCTAAAGTCCTTGCCGAACTGATCATGCGATACTTCCCAGACTTCCGACGAGTTATCAATGAACTCCAGCGGTATTCCGTCGCTGGTGAGATTGATGTTGGTATTCTGAGCCGTATTGGTGAGATCCATGTTAATGATCTGATGACTCATATGAAGCAGAAAGATTTCAAGGAGGCACGAAAGTGGGTTGTCGATAACTTAGACAACAGCGTTACCGACTTGATGCGAAAGATTTACGATGCGATGTATTCTAATCTTAAGGAGTCTTCCATCCCACAAGCGATTGTAATTCTTGGTGAATATCAATATAAAGCGGCTCACGTTGCCGATCAGGAGATTAATCTTGTTGCTTGTATTGTTGAGTTGATGTCATCTTGTGAGTTCAAATAACATTTTCCCTAAATACGGTGTAATTGGAGAATATAATGAAGTTAAGTGAGACACTAAAAACAATTAATTACACGAAAGAGAATCTCATGCTAGAGGATCCGTTGACGGAATCTCAGTATGCTCCTTTTATTGTAAACAAATGTTTGTCTTATTTTACCGATACTATCCTTCATGCGAATGAGATTAATCGTAATGCTCATTTGGATAATCGACTACAATATGATTATTACCTTCATGTCGTGCGAAAAAGAAAGCGTTTTTCACGATGGGATAAAAATGATAAGTCAGTAAAATTTGAAGTCGTAAAAGAATACTTTGGGTATTCAGATAGGAA